AGGTATGAATTTTGTCAATACAGGTTTTAGAAGCTGGGATACTTCCACAACTTACAATAAGTTTGATGTTGTATATACAGGAGTAAGTCAGAATAAATTAAATAACTTTTATTACTGTACTGGAGATCATGCATCCAACAACCAAAACTCTCCTACTGGAGAAAATTCTTTTTGGTCGCAAAGATTCTTTTATCGACCTGATGTTGGATTTCAAAATGATGTGACTTTGAAGAATGAGCTTCTTGAGTTTAGGAATTCATTCAAGCAGCGAGTTAAGACCAAAGACAACAATGCGTCTTTCCTAATAAACTATGAGTTCACAGATATATCTGACAGACAATTAAAATCTATGCTTCATTTCTTAGAAAACAAAGCTGGATATAGAAGATTTAGAGTTGATTTAGAATCTGTATATAATCAACCAAAAGCTGTGTATTGCCCAGAGTGGACTCATACTTGGAAGCATTTCAATTCTCATGATTTATCAGTAACTTTGATTGAGGATGTTTTAGGTGTAATCCCAACAGGAACTTAATATGTCTAGGAATATTTTAAAAAGCAATAATTCAATTGTGATCGTTGGTCAGAGACCCGCTTTCACAGGTGGAAACAGAACAGGTAGCACCATGAGTGGGGCTTACATGAGTGCCGTACAAGGTGTTGCTGTAGGTTTTTCTCAACAGAGGCAGAAATCAAAACAGCTTGGATCTAATGATTTAATTATTAATGATATTACTAGAATGCCTGATGTAGATCTAGGAATTAGTTATTATTATACACCAGCAATGTTAAATGAAAACATGTTGGGTTTGATCAATGATCAAACTGGTGCTAGCAAATCAACTTTTTTCAATGGTTACGATAACCAAGATCAAAACTTCTATATAGTAAATAATGGACATCAGTCTGTTGACATGATTGCCAATGAAACTTCTGTCATAGCAAATCTAGGAAATGAGTCAGAAGTTATTTCAATTGGAAACGCTTTTTTGACAAACTATTCTTTGGCGTTTTCAATAGGCGCTCCTCCAGTTGTATCCACATCTTATAAATGCTCAAACATTAGGATGGAGACGGGTTCTTTTGATCAGACTTTAAATCCAGCTATTAATTTACAATCAGGTAACAACACAAATGTTGGCACTGTTAACCTAGAGGATGCAAAAGTAAACGGTTTTGGAGATTATACATCAGTTAATAGATTTAAGCCACCACTATGCTCGCCCAGCGACTTAAACATAAGTCTTCAAAATTTGCAGATTGGTGGATCTACTATCAGTGGTGATGCAAGTATTCAGTCTTTTTCATTCAACATCCCAATCAATAGGGTTGACTTATTTGGTTTGGGAAGTGATTACCCTTATGGAAGAAAAGTTCAATACCCACTAACCTCTTCTATTAATTTAGAGTTTTTAGTATCTGGGTTAGCAACAGGTGAGATAGCTCAGTTGATAGACGATGAGTCTGAATATAGGTTTGAAGTTGAAGTGGTAGATACTGGTGAGGCATTCAAGAATACGTTTTCATTTTCTAGTCTCAGGCTAGAAAACTCATCCTATCAAATGAATGTCAATGATAACATGACTTACTCTTTATCATTTAGTCATGAGTTGACCAATTAATCATATTCAATCTTAACATTCTTACTTTCGTAATTCTGTTTCTTCTCTGCCATGTGACGTTGACCATTTCTCTTGGCGGCATAATCATCGAAGTATTTTTGTTTAACTGGATCTGTTCCTCCAGATTTTTCCGCTCTTCTTTGACTCATCTCCTCTGAGTAATCAAGCATGTCACCTACACTACCCTTCTTTCCTCCTGTACTGTCCGTAAACTGCCTTTGACTAAACGGATCAATATTGGAGTCGATAGAGGCATTGGGGGCAAAATAGACCCGTTTCCACTCGACCCCAAAACTATCTACATAAATATGCTCTTCATTCATGGACTGAAAAACGTCTTTATGTTCGTTTGTCTCAGGATGCTTGTAGGTATATAAAGGCATATTTTATTATAAATAAAAACGGGGGCGTTTCCACCCCCGTTGATTTTAATTAACTTTAATTTTAGTTGGTTTTAATCTTCCTTTTTTAGGTAGGTTCATAGTTAGTAAACCATTATCCATTTTACAGGTGATGGCCTCCGTCTCGACTTTCTTAAAAAGTTGAACAGAAAAAGATTTCTTTCCGTCTTCAGGTTTTGTCTCAATCGTAAGTTTATCTTCAGTAGCTTCGATATCGACATCCTTCTTTGAAAAACCAGCAAGCTCAACTTTTAACTCGAAAGAGTCTCCTTTGTCTTCAACGTAGTTTTGGCTTTTAAAACCGTGGTCGTTAAATAAGTCGTAAAATAATGTATTAATCATACAAACCTTTTAACAGGATCTATGCCAGATCGAAATCCTTGGAAATACGGGACAAAATGACATCAACAGTGTTCTTGTAAGTCAACTTGTCTGCTAACTTTTGTCCCTCTGTGTTAACTTGTCCCACTTTCTTCTCAGCTTCTTCCATTGCCTTGATCAGATCATCCTCTTTCCAGTCATAAAAAGTCCCTTGATTAAATGGAGACCCCTTCTTGAAGAACACGTTATCGTAACAATCCACTTCTCCCGAAGGCTCAACCAAAATACAATTATCTTTAGTAGCCCAATCTTTATGAGATGTGGCGTTAAGAACAATGCTCCATTTGCCGAGACAAGTTGCGTTAAAAGCAGGAAGATTCCAGCCTTCTGCTCCAGACAATCCTGTAAGATCAATATCGATTGCATTTAAAAAATCATTAACTTCAGAATTTTTTTCTAAATGAGGCAGAAAGTTAATATTAGAATACCTTTCTCCACTTAAAACAGCATTGATTGTTGCATCCATATCCTCTTTCTTGTAGAAAGGGTTAGTAATCAAACAAGAAAGCTGATACTTTGGGTTGTTTCCGTATTTCTTTAACCAAGCTTGAATAATTCTAGCAGTATGCTTTCTATGTTCAAACTTACCCATTAAACCAAAATGGGTGATACCATTTAGGTACTCTTTTTTCGTTTCTTTGAAGTCTTCATCGAAACCCAATGGGCAGAACATGCCACCAAACAAGTCAGAAGCGCAGGAAGAACTAAAGAACGTCTCGTTTTGACATTCAAAAAGTTTTTTCTCGATTTCTGTTGGTTGATTGCATTCATAAAAGGTTAACAAATATTGTTTACAATTTTTTCTGTTCTCTGAACCATTTAAATGCCAAATTTTTAAGCTTGGAATATCCTCACTAAGATAGTTATACCTATTGTTTATGGCATTTTCGATTTTTTTAACTAAATCTTGATCAGCGTCATAAGCTTTTAGGTCAATATTGCCTGTAGGCCAAATGCCAACGTCATGACCCCTATCGAAAAGCTCTCGGATAATGTTAAAAGAAACATTACCGAGGCTTAACGAGTTGATAGGGGCTTCAACTAAAATCTTCATTAAAATGGAGGCTCATCGTCAGATGCTGGACCAGCAGCAGCAGCAGGAGCAGGAGCAGCAGGAGATGAATCAGAAGATTGATTATCGTCCTTCTTACCAGAATTCAAGAATTGAATATTATTCCCTCTGATGAAGTATTTTGATTGGGGTTTACCCGTCTCCTTATTCTCCCAAGTATCCATAGCAAGCTCACCAGAAAACACAAACTCACGACCTTTTGTAAGGTATTTGGATGCGATTTCAGAAAGCTTATCCCAAACCTCAAGATCAATGAAGCATTTGGTTTTGGCGTTACTTGGAGAGATTCCAACACGGAGGCGTGTTACCGACTTCCCGCCATTAAGTTGGCGAGTCTCTGGATCTTTTACAAGATACCCTACTGATGTAATACTATTATACATAATTTTCTGATTCTTTTTGAAACTTGGATAAATAACGATTATGGATGTTAATCACCCCCTGAATACTCATTCCGAGGGACTTAGCTATCTTCCTCCAAGGTGTAAGCTTATTAGACACTCCATTGTATCTCATGTCAATAATTTTTTTCACCCTTTCGTCTTTTTCTTTATCTAAGAATTTTTGAAAGAGCGAAAAGATCTCATGATTCTCATGAACCTTAAAGCCTCCTTCATATTCTGGTTGCTTTATCATATCGTCAAGAGAGCATTTTTGAAATTTTTTGTTCCTTGTCAAAACGTTCAAACATTTCCATTTAGCTTCATTAGCTAGATATGTTGTAAATTTAGCACCTCTCGACGGGTCGTACTTTAATACAGAGCTGTATATTGTGAACTCTTTCTCCTGAAGAATGCTATCCCTATCTTCAATATTCTTGTCGCCAGAAAGAAACCTGTCCACCATGCCGTGATAAACTCCCGAATGCCTGTTGATTATTTCTACTAAACTGTCATTGTCATTATTATTTTTGACATTTTCAATTAATTCTTGATCCGTTTGCATTTCTTAAGGAATTAGCTGTATTTATTCTTTATTATAATATATTATATTAATATAATATATTATAATAAAGAATAAATACA